ACAATTGAAGAGGTTAAGTTACCTTGGGCATCTGAAGAGACTGCAGGCATTTCGTCTACTCCTCCCGCAGCACCCTAATTTTTTATATCAATAAGGAAGTGTCTATAAATATTTAGACCGTTAAACGATGCCAGGATTTTTACCCGCAAGCGGAAATGAAATTTCATTCGGTAGAGTCAATAGGGCTTATACCAATTTTGCACCCGGTGCCGGGGGTAACGCCCCGAACGGAGGCTCGAACATCAGTTTGAGTTCTGTTTTAGGTGCTAATGCCGCATATGGTGTTAATCAGGCTGCTGGTACACAGATAAGATTTAGCCAGACATTCGGTAGTCGTTATTATCCTTATACCTACTAAGATATGAAAATTAAAGATATTGAAAAAGTTTTAAAATTACTTCCTTCATCGATCAGCAAATGGGAACTAGACAATGTTATCTGGGCTGATCGATTAAATGATCCTAGAGTTTTAGAAGAGTTTCTAACAAGAATATTAGAACTAAACAACAAAGTTGAAAAAACTAAATCTGAGACTGAAGAATTAAAAAATCTTGAAGAACTCCTTGCCGATATGACCGTTGAAGAATGCAAATCTTTAACTAATTTAAGCGAAGAGGACGAAAAAACTAATTTTATCGAATCATTGGCTCGAAAATCTGCAATTGAAACACTCTGCAATAGCAAATTGAGTATCGATACAATGAATATTGCTTGCAAACTAAGCCCTAACGACTTTATACTTTGTGCTAAGAGAACTCAAGATTTGATTACTGCTATACACGGATTAGTAATCAAAGGCGAGTCTCTCAGTAAAGATGTAGCAGGCGCATGAAAAAGAATTCAGTTTTTACAACAAGTAAATGGTCCGTTAAAAATAAAAAGCTAGCAGTTTGTATCCCAACAAGGGACACACTTCATTCTGCTCATGCATTATCTCTTGTTGAGTTGGTAAAATTTAATACCATGAACGACATAGATACACATGTTTTTATGGATGCTAGCACCATTTTACTTAATCAAAGAGAACGCCTAGCAGAAATGGCACTAGACTTTGACAGTGAATATATGCTGTGGTTAGACAGCGATATGACATTTCCTGCTACCACAGCAGTTCGACTGATGGCGCACAACAAGGACATCGTCTGTGGAAACTATGTAAAACGACAACCGCCATTCAAAGGTGTTGCTTATAAAAATATCGGAGATTGGCAAAATCCCTTGCCCTTTGATGTTGAAGATGACTTGGTTAAAATTGAAGGCATTGGTATGGGCTGTGTGCTGATGAAAACCAAGATATTTTCTGAACTTACTAAACCTTGGTTTGAATTTGAATATAGCCCCCAATCAAATGATTTTCTAGGCGAAGATATGATTCTATGGCAGAAAGTACAATCTCTAGGATACGAACTTTTTGTTGATACACAACTTAGTCAAGAACTAAGACATCTAGGAACTTACGGTTTCGGCCCTAGCAATTTATAATAACTCTAATAATAACTCTAATTTAGCCTTGGTGATTTTATTGCCAAGGCTATTTTTTAAGGCCTTATGTAACGGTTGGGGCCAATGGTCGTAATTAACCCAAGCGTAGCCAACATGTTCCTCATTTAGTCTGGGAATAAATTCATCCTCTACAATTAACACATAGGTGTTATATTGAAAATTTTGATCACTGGATACAAAAAGTTCTAAAGGCACAATCTTTTTAATGTCCGGAGAAATTTTTATTTCTTCTTCAATTTCTCTTTTCAGTGCATCTATTAAAGTAGAGTCTTCGGGTTCTTTCTTGCCTCCGACTAGTCCCCAACTGCCTGCGGTTCTGCCTTGATTTCTTAACAAGAATAAAAATCTTTTTGTTCGCTGCGATACAAATATCCCGCCGCTACAGACAATTTCATTTAGAGGACTAGACGCCATAACTTAGCCTGATAGATTCCTTCATAGGTCTTACTCCAGGCACCGTGTTCCCATTTGTATTGTGTACCTGTATATGTGTTAGTTATATAGATTACACTAGATGCAGTTTGAGAATTGAAAACAATGTTCCAGCTGGTTCCGTTCCACTCTATAATATCATTGGCATGTGCTTGAAAATCAGAACCATTAGAATTCTTCCAAGCATCGGGCCCATCATAACCCGGTGTTCCAAACTTGTTATTAATGTTGATGTCTTCTAATATTAAGTATCTAGTACCCGCAGCTAGTGAGGTTGGTTTGTATGTCTCGGGATTGATAACAGCATCTACCGTTCCTCTACCCGATATAAGTGTGTTGCTTGGCACTGTATCGGTATCGATGTTCAATAGCATAGTTTTGTCGTCTGTGGGATCTAAACTCATATAGGCAACAACTTCACTACCGCTGGCCTGTTCAAATCTCAACTGGCTTAATCCTGCTCTAAATTTACTAGGATGTAGATCTAACAGCTTAAACCACGATACTGAGCCGTTTAATGGGTCTCCTAGATTAGAACTACTTTGAGTTAACAGTTTAGCTTGATTGTTAAGCACTAATAAATCATAGTTGCCCGGCGTCACAGTTACAGTAGCGTCTGAACTAATTTCACTGAATAACTCGGCAGCACCTTCTTTGTCATAGGCTAAGTTAATAGCCCCTTGACTAACTGCATAGACATTGCTGATAATTTTTGTAATAATACCTAGCTTTTTAACTTTTGCAGGAGGTGTAATCCATACAGGTGCGGTAAATGTCATAGTTAAAATATCTATATCCTCACTTACACCTTGAGGAACAGTTCTTGAACTCCATGTCTGACCTGTTAGTTCTAAAACACTTAAACTAGTCCAATCGACATAATTGTCTGTGGTTTGAATTTCAAAACTAGGATTGAACAATACAGCAATTTGTTCCCATAGCTGTAATTTCATTTCAGTGTTAGTAGTCCACATATCAGCAGCAAATGTAATTGTCCACGGACTAGGCATAATTCTTTCGATGGTATAATTTTGACCTTGTACATTAAGATACTCATTATTTTCGCCATCAAAGTCTCGCTCTCTGACATGTATTTTGCTGACAAAAGTAGGATCCTGAACTCTTGCACGATCAAATTGTAAGTCTTTAATATAACAGGCAATAAACGGCGCACTAGGAATAGTATTTTCACTGTTCTTTTTAATAATTTGTGCTACCTGTCTAGTCATGTCTCCGTATCTAACAGGTATTCTTATTAAATTACCTTTAGCATCTTTATAAGAAAAATTACTCAACACATTAATAAACTGTGTTAGATATCGTCGTACTTGACCGTCGTAAAAATGATCCATGTTTAATTGTCCGCTTTAGGTTTTAATACTTTGCTTAGTGCTTGACGCTCTTGAACAACTTCACCGGCAATGGTAGCAGTATTTTGATTATTAATAAATCCTGCTTTTTGTGTCTTGCGAACTTTTTCAGGATTAGTCGTCTGTGTTTCGCCTTGTTGTAGCATGGTCATTCTAACATTGTCTTCAAACTTAATCCAATGACGCCCATCATATCTAAACAATCTATTGGGCATATAATCAGTTCTTAGATAAAATTGACCTTTAACTGCACCGGAAGGAAAGCTAATTCCAAATCCATATGGAGCACCATTAGGAGGAATACCGTCACCGGTCAAGTACCCTACATAGTAATTGTTTTGAGGACTGTTTAAAACCATGCTAGCATCAATATTAGTTGTACTAACATTAATTTCAGTGTCAGTGGCGTCTAATATGTCTACTGTTTCTTTATCTTTTAACGGAACAACATATAAATGTTCAGTGTCATATCCGCTTTTTTTAGCATCAGCTTCTGCCTGTGCAACTATTTGATCATTAATTTCAAGGTTTTTCTGATAGGTTGACAGCAGATCTCTAAGGGTTGAGCCGTCTTCTGCTCCGCTGTCTTTATCTAAAATTTCTTTAAATTCTTGTGTATCAACTAACGGCTGACACTTGGCACGAATTAGGTGAGGATACCAAGTTTGACTGTATCCACTAGCAGGTCTTGTGACTTCTGATATCACATAGAATCTTTTTAAGGCCACTAAGTTGTCATCTAGGGCATATTCGTCCTTTTGATGCGGAAGTTCGACAACATCGCCGGCCATAATTTTTCTGCCTATTGCATCAAAACTGGATCTTAGATGAAATGTAATAAAGATTGTGTCGTTTTGTAAAAATAAACCAAACTGACTTAAATTAAATTCTATATCTTGCAGAGTATAAATCCCACGAAGTGTGTATACATCTTCAGCATAGTGTCGATCACGGTTTTCCATGAATAACAAATCTTGAATACCTAGCTCCGGTATTGGATTGTTATTATTAGGAGTTGCAGGCGTGCTAGTTCCTTCTTCGGGATCTACAGGTCCTAGATATTTGTGTAGGAAAATGTCTGTTCCGCCTACTTGAAATTGCTCGTTTATTACACGATCAAGAAAGCGAAAATCGTTGCCTTTTTCCGGACGATATAAAGATAGTCTTGGCATAGTAGTGTATTTATTGGCTAAATATCGATATGACTGACAACGAAAACGAACGCCAAAAAATAGTTGACTACTGCAAACTCATGCTGGGCGACGGTATGATCGACGTAGAGTTAGATCCTGCCCACTATAATACTGCCATTGATCGAGCTTTAAATTATTTTAGATCTAGAAGTTCAAATGCAGTAGAAGAAAGTTATGCGTTTTTAACTATCGAAGTAGATAGGAATGATTACACATTGCCCACTGAAGTTATGAACGTTCGTCAAATTTTCCGTCGTAGTATCGGCTCACGATCTGGTGGTGGACAGGGCGGTACATTGTTTGAACCATTCAATTTAGCTTATTCAAATACATACTTATTAACCGCAACGAACATGGGTGGTCTAGCCACTTATTACGCCTTTGCAAGCTATCAAAAACAAGTAGGCAAAATGTTCGGTAGTGAAATTAATTTCACATATAATAGAACCACAAAAAAACTGACTTTAATGCAGCGTCCAAGAAGTGAAGAAGAAGTATTGCTGTGGATTTACAACTATCGACCCGATTTTAACCTGATGCAAGATCCGTTTGCTAATCAATGGTTAAAAGATTATAGCCTAGCAGTCTGTAAAATTATGTTAGGAGAAGCACGTGAAAAGTTTGCTCAAATTGCAAGCCCCCAGGGCGGAACTAGTCTAAATGGAACCGCTCTCAAGGGAGAAGGAAAAACCGAATTAGAACGTTTAGAAAATGATCTCATCACATACAAAGATGGCGGTACTCCTTTAACTTTTGTAATTGGCTAACTAGGTCTTGACACACTGATCTTAACCCTATAATATAAGTGCATGTTCGTCAAACTTGAAATTGCCAAGGAACGATATTCCATTTGCAAAAATTGCGAAAACTTTGCACCAACGCTTAAACTCTGCAGAAAATGCGGATGTTTATTACCCGGAAAAGTAGCATTATCGATAGCTTCTTGCCCGATTGGTAAATGGGGCACTGGTAAAATCGATCCTGACACAAGAGAATACACTTATAGGGAATAACATGATTATTGGATTCGTTGGATTTATTGGATCAGGTAAAGATACTGCCGCAGATTACCTTGTTAACTTTCACGAATTTCGAAGAGACAGTTTTGCCAATACACTAAAAGACGCAGTTGCCTGTGTTTTCGGTTGGGACCGTACATTACTCGAAGGACGTACAAAAGAAGCACGAGAGTGGAGGGAGCAAGTAGATCAGTGGTGGGCTGATAGGTTAGATATGCCAACGCTAACACCTCGTTGGGTATTGCAATATTGGGGCACTGATGTTTTACGCAACCATTTTCATGATGATATATGGATTGCCAGTCTTGAAAACAAAATGCGAAAAACACGAGACAACATTGTAATCAGCGATGTTAGATTCCCGAATGAAATTCGGGCAATACATAATGCAGGTGGAATTGTTGTTCGAGTTCGCAGAGGTGATGATCCAGCATGGTATCAAGATGCTGTTAATGTAAATGCCGGCGCAACTAACATGAGTTGGGCCATTAGCAAAATGCGTCTAGAAGAACTAAAAATACACGCTAGTGAAACTGCATGGGTAGGGGGAGACATTGATTATGTAATTGAAAACAATTCGACTATCGATGATCTGTTTGAACAAATTAAAGATCTGGTTTCAAATCGCCCTGTCGCCATGGCAGCTTGAGTTTATGTAGTATGCGTTGACAGTTAGCACAGACAGTTTTTAAATTTGTGTATCGACAGTTGTTAGGATCTCCGTCAACATAATAGACATTGAATTGTTCCTGGTACTTACTAGTAAAGCCGCATTTATCACATGCGGCTTTCTTTTTATATCCTGCTCTTTCCCATAAAGATTTTCCTTCTTTTCTATTCTTAGAGCAATGATCGCACTTTGACCTATAAAAAGGCTGACCTTCTTTGTAGTAATTAATAGCAACAGGTCTTTTTTGACAGATTTGACAAAGATCTCGCATAGTCGCGCCCTTTTTGCTTCCCTTTTCGTTGTATTTAACTCCTTAGTTTTTACCGTTTCTAACTAAATAATTCAAAGTAAATCCATTAAGGAGATTAGGTAATGGCAACACTAGAGTCCCCAGGCGTACAAGTCACAGTTATCGATGAAAGTTTCTATACTCCATCGGCCCCAGGAACAGTCCCTATGATTTTTGTAGCGTCTGCTCAAGATAAAACAAATCCTAGCGGAACAACAGCACTAGGAACCACAGCGGCTAATGCTGGTAAGGTATGGTTAATCACTAGCCAGAGAGATCTTACAGATACATTCGGAACCCCAGTTTTTTACACTGATGCTAGCGGAAATCCACAGCACGGTAATGAACTCAACGAATACGGATTACAGGCAGCTTATAGCGTGCTAGGTGCAAGTAGCAGAGCATACATTGTTCGTGCAAACCTAGACACAAACGATCTTATTCCTACAAGCAGTGTTCCGGTAGGTGATCCAGTTGCCGGTACTTATTGGTTAGATACCGATGCTACCAGCTACGGTATTAAAGAATGGGATGCCACAACACAGAAATTTACTGTTAAAACTCCGATCGTGTTAGATGACGACAGTCCTGCTGATCAGTTTAACGGCGGTGATCCTTCTAACTCTGTGGGACAAAAAGGCGATTATTGCATGATCGTGAGAAGCAATAATAACTTTAGACTATATCGCAAAAATGCTTCTAATGCATGGGTATTTGTACAAAATACATTTGATAGTGGTAAGCGATATGTTGCTGCCCCGCACTTCAGTGTTCCTCCATTCAACGCATCAACTGCAACAGGCAGCGTATGGGTAACAACAACTACCCCTGCCAATGGTGCAGATTATGTTATCAAATATTACAATGGAAGCAGTCAAGAATGGAGCACAGTATCGGCTCCTATGTACAGTGGCGTTAACGAAGCAAACAGAAGTTTAGACCCAACTAACGGCGGTAAGAATGTTCCAGTTGGTAGTCTATTTGTAGATTATAATGTTGACGATACTGCACAGGCCACAGGTGATTATCAAGTTTGGAGAAAGTCTGTGACTGGAGTGACATCAATTACCAGTGCCGCAAGCACTGCTAATGCATCAGCCGGAACATACACATTCCAGGTAAGAGAAAGTGCAAACACATCTACTAACTATAGAACCGCAATTACAATTACATTGAACGGTTCTGGATCAGACAGAATTGCATCTTTAGTGCCTGCTGCTATTAGCGCATCTAACTTACAGTATGTAACTGCGTCATACAACACAGCAACTAATAAATTAACCATGACTCATAGTCAAGGTGGAAACTTTGAACTTAATGAAGGTACAGGTACTCCATTAACACTAATGGGATTCAGTGCTTATAATGTTTCAACTAATGCAGGTACAGTTAATCTATATACCGCGCCCGCAACAGCTGGATTCGATTTTGTAGCAACTAACTGGAAGCCATTAACTTTCGAAGCAAGAAAGACACAGCCTACCACAGATCCAGCAGATGGAAAACTATGGTATAGTTCTGTAGTTGATCAAGTTGATATCATGTATCACAATGGTGTTACTTGGGTCGGATACATAAACGGTCAGCCGGGCACTGATCCGGGCGGTCCAATTGTTAGTGCAACAGAACCGATGGACGGTGATCGTAGTGATGGCGGAAACCTAGTAAACGGTGATATCTGGGTATCCACTGCTGATCTAGAAAGATACGGTAAGGACATCTACGTTTACAATACAACCGACGGATGGGTAAAACAAGATACAACAGATCAAAGTACTCCAGATGGTTGGTTATTTGCTGATGCACGTTGGGCAACCACTGGCGGTGCAACTGAACCAGCAGATATTGCAAACTTGTTAACCAGCAATTATCTAGACCCAGATGCACCAGATCCTGCACTGTATCCTAAAGGCATGCGTCTATGGAATACACGTCGTAGCGGATTTAATGTTAAGAAGTACATTGTCGGGCACTTAGATCTAAATGCCAATAACGAACAAAATATTCGTTTTAATAACGAATCAATGGCAAACTATGTTGCTGATCGTTGGGTCAGTCAATATCCTGTAGCTGAAGACGGTAGCCCACAGTTCGGTCGTCATGCTCAAAGAGCTCAAGTTATTAATGCTCTTAAGGAAACTATCGATTCTAACGACACAATCAGAGATACTGATACATTAAACTTTAATTTAATGGCAACTCCTGGTTATCCAGAAGTTATTCAAAACATGATTGCGTTTAACACTGATCGTGGCCTAACAGCATTTGTATTAGGTGATACACCGTTTAGATTATCACCAACAGGAACTGCTCTAAGCAACTGGGGTAATAACACAGCAGGTGCTCTAGACAACGGTGATGAAGGCGCTACTAGCTACGACGAGTACATGGCAATGTACTACCCAAGCGGTTATACCAACGACAATACTGGTAACAGAATTGTTGTTCCACCGAGCCACATGATGTTACGTACAATTATTAACAGCGATGCTAAGAGCTATCCATGGTTTGCACCTGCTGGTACACGTCGTGGTGGTGTTGACAACGCAAGCAGTGTAGGTTACATTGATAGTGAAGGCGAATTTAGAACTGTTGCCTTACATCAAAGTCTACGTGATGTTCTTGACGATGTTAAGATTAACCCAATTGCTACACTAACTGGTGTAGGGGTACTTGCATATGGTCAACGTACTCGTGCTAGAAATGCCAGTGCATTAGACAGAATTAATGTAGCACGTTTAGTTGTTTATCTACGTAGACAGTTAGATATTCTTGCTCGTCCGTTCTTGTTTGAACCTAACGATGCTCAGACTCGTAGAGAAATTCAAGCAGCGGCAGAAAGCCTATTATTAGAATTAGTAGGACAAAGAGCATTGTACGACTTTATTGTTGTATGTGACGAGACAAACAATACTCCAGCTAGAATTGATCGTAATGAACTTTATGTTGATATTGCAATTGAGCCAGTTAAGGCAGTTGAATATATCTACATTCCATTACGCTTGAAGAATACTGGCGATATTGCAGCTGGTCTATAAGTGGTAAATAATAAAGATTAAGGAGCAGAGTAATGCCAATCGCAAGTTTAAATAGATTTACAGTACCGTTGAGTGCTACACAGGCAGCAACAACTCAAGGTCTGTTAATGCCGAAATTAAAGTATCGCTTCCGCGTTACTTTAGATCAATTTGGTGTGCCTGGCCTTCCTACAACAGAACTTACTAAGCAAGTGATGAACGTATCGAGACCAGAAGTTAGTTTTGAAGAAGTTAAATTACCTGTATACAACAGCACAGTTAAAATTCTAGGCAAACATAGTTTTGCTGATGCTAAATTAACAATTCGTGATGATGCTAGTGGTGTTGTTACAAGAAAAGTTGGCGAACAACTACAGAAACAATTTGATTTCTTCGAACAGAGCGGCGCAGCCAGCGCAGTTGATTATAAATTTAGAATGCGTGTTGAAATACTAGACGGCGGCAACGGTCAGTATGAGCCAGTAACATTAGAAAGTTTTGAATTCTTAGGTTGCTGGGTTAAACAAGCTACATATCAGGGTGGCGATTATAGCAGCAATGATCCTATGGACATTAGCTTGACAATCTGTTATGATAACGCTATCCAGCTAGAGGCTCCAGGCGGAGCAGCCAGTGGTATCGGACTAGAAGTAGGACGAGTAGTAAGACCAGCTGGCGCACAAGGTCTAGCAGTAGGTTAATTAATCTACTAACTTTAAAAGCCCGGAAATTTCCGGGCTTTTTTTATGACTAAATAATTGTATGAGTAAAATTACCCCCTACATCTCCGGAACTAGATCCGGAACATTAGACGGTTACCCAATACTTAGAGATTGGCAACATGCCGCAAGATTTTATCTTGACAACGACATGGCTCGTAGCCCTAAGTTTGGATTCATTTACTATGTTCAGTTTAATCTAAATGAACAGGCAATAATTGATCGCCAATGGTTTGAACAATACAAAAGCACAGAAGTGGGACTTTTTTGTAAAAAAGTAGACTTACCTAGATTTACCGTAGCAACAGAAACTCTTAACCAATACAATAGAAAAACGGTAGTTCAATCAAGGCTAACTTATAATCCTGTTAGCATGGAATTACATGACGACAGTAGCAACGTCACACATAGTCTATGGTTAAATTATTTTAAACATTATTATGCTGATAGTAACTACGGTGATTTAAACGAAGGCCGCGCAGGAAATCCGGTTTCATTTACAGATACCAAGTACGGAGAAATTGATTATACATACGGTCGCTACAGTAGAGGAATAGATGAAGAATTTATTCGTTCAATCGACATCTACGTGTTGCATCAAAAAGAATACACAAAGTATACCTTAGTTAATCCTAAGATTACAGATTGGAAACATGATACCGTCAATCAAAGCGATGGTGCAAAACTTTTAACTAACTCTTTAACTATTGCTTATGAAACTGTAATTTATAAGGAAGGTCTAATTGTCGAAGAGCAAGAGCCTGAAGGTTGGACTCCTGTTTATTACGATAACGCCCCAAGCCCCTATGGTATTGCCGGTAATCCTCTTAACAATGCAAATGTTAGATCTAGAGACAATATAGTTTCTCAGTTCGACGTTAAAGCAGGAAATCGACTATATGGTAGAGTTGGTGGGAAATTTAACAGTAATAATCCATTAGTCGACATTGCGGCAATTCTAGCAAAGAATTATGTCAATAAGGGCGGATTAACTAGACAAAAAGGTGCTACTTATAATGTTGCATCAAGCGCACTAACTGCCTTAACACTTGAAAAACCTGGAAAGTATTATACTCCTCCGAACACACAGGATCAACCTGGTATCTTTAATTTGCCAGGCGGTGTAGGCATTAATATCTTTAAAGGATTTAATACCAGTGTTGATGGCAAAGTCAGAGCCAACCCTGCTGCAATTATATTTCCTCCAAGAGGTTAATCATGTCTTTTACTAACTTACCAGTAACAAAAAATCAAAATAGCACTGTAGATTCGTTTGATAGATACTACACAGATGACCTAGAATTAAATTCAACTGTGTTTGCAGCAATGAAGGCATTTTTTACCAGTCGTAATTTTGGAGAAGTTGCCAGTGATGCAATAACCACATTAATTATGCGTCAGGCAAAACAAGACGGTTATAATCCTATGGAGATTTTAGATACCCTCAAAGGTTATAATTCAGTTGATCTATCTTCTTTAGTTGCAGAAATAATGAACTATAATCGTTTTAAAAGCAGCAGCCTAGGAATTGCACAACCTTTTAGAACTAACCCTGAAGTATTAAGAAACATCTTGGCATGAGCTTAAAATTTAGCAAGGGCATATATAAAATCAAAAACCCAGAAAAGTATGTAGGTGGCAAGCAACCTACATATCGAAGTTCGTGGGAATTTACATTTATGAGCTTTTGTGATAATAATCCTAGTATTAATCAATGGAGCAGTGAGCCAGTAAAAATTCCATATCGAGATCCTCTAACTGGCAAACAGACAGTATACGTTCCAGATTTTCTTATTGTCTATGTAGATAAGAATCACAAAAAACATGCCGAAATGATCGAGATAAAACCGATCAAACAAACAGTGTTAGAAAAAGTAGGAAAAAATCCCTACGATCAAGCACAGTTTGTAAAAAATCAAGCAAAATGGGCCGCAGCTACTCAATGGTGTCGACAACAAGGAATCCGTTTTCGAATTGTAAACGAAGGTGATATTTTCCACAATCCGAAAAAAGGAAATAAGTAGTGTTATGACTAAAAAACTAGAAGAACTTTTTAACCTTCCGGAAGAAGCTGTTATTCCGCCCGAACCGCAGGAAGCGACTCCTGTTGCTACAATCGATCTTCAAGAAAAATTAGAAGAGTTTGATAAAATTGCAGAAGCATTGCCTAGAGTAAAAGGTCTAGGGGATATGGCAGACAGTGAGTTAGATGCATTAGCAGCAAAAGCAGAACAGGCCTATGATGATCTAATGGATCTAGGAATGAACGTAGAAGCTAGGTACGGTGCTCGTATGTTTGAAGTAGCAGCCAATATGATGAACGCCGCGATTCAGGCTAAAAGTGCTAAAATTGACAAAAAACTAAAAATGGTAGATTTACAACTAAAGAAGCTAGCAATAGATAAAAAGCATGGAGAAGGAAGCGGTACCATTGAAGGCGAAGGTTATATTGTAACTGACCGTAATAGCATTCTAGCAAAACTTAAAAATTTGAATAAATAATAGACTATGAAAACATTCAAAGAATACCTAACCGAGTCTAAAAAAACCTACGATTTTAGAATTAAAATTGCAGGCGACATGACTTCTGAAAAAGAAGATACAATGAAAAGATTGCTAGGTCGTTTTACTAATGAAAACACTCTACAATCTTTTAAGAAATCTAAAACTCCTATTCAGGCTGTTCCACTAGATTTTCCCCAAGTTAAAAATTGTGAAGTTAACATCTATGAAGTTACACTAGATTTTCCAACTACACAATATGAACTAACAGAATATCTAGCTACAGAGTTAGGAATTGGTAAATCTCATCTTGTTGTTCGTCGCCCTGGTGAACCTAGTGAAGAATATCAAACTCCTGCTCCAGAACGTACAGGTGCCTTATTAGATGATCCTGATTACAAAGAAGCAGGTAACGCAAACTTTGAAGATTTTTACGGGGACAAATATAACAGCGGATTCGTCAAAGAATTAAATGAAATTTTAAAACTGCAAAGACGTGAACGTGGTGAAGAAATTCCCACTGAAGGTGCTGCAAAATTTAATACCGACAGTCCAGCAAATACTAAAAGCCCTATTCAACAGGCCCCCGATCCAAGGAAATAAACATGCAAATGATTAACTTATTAAAACGTCTACAAGAACTTGACGCTCAAAATCCTAATGTAGTTTATGAGAATGAGCAAAAAGTTGAAGAATGTGGAATGATGCCTGAAATGGGGATGCCCATGGATCGCCCATCTACTCCTGCTACAATTAACATGACAGCTGGCAGTGCTGCTGAATTAGGCGATCTTCTTAAAGATATTGTAAGCCTAGCTGGAATGGATAAAGGTAGTTCTATGGAACCAATGATGCCTATGGCGGTTGGTGCTCCTGCAACATTAGAACCTGCAGGATCTGATATGGATTCTATGCGTTCTGTTATTGACAAACTTAATGGCCCTGAAGACGACGAAAGTAACGACGAACAAGATAAAAAGCCAGTCGACGAGTACGATAATACACCAAATGATCCTGTAAAAGATGTAGACGAGTTTGATCCTGATCAACATGCACATCAAGAAAATCAGCCAGGTCAAGGCGATCGTATGGACGGAACTGCACCTAAAGCCTATTCAGATGTTAAAGAAGCATTTGAAGATTTATATAATCAATACAAGAAATTTGTATCTGAAAATTAAAATAGGTATGTTTTACCAAATAGCCTCTTCGGAGGCTATTTTTTTCAGTAAATAAAAGTATGGCCAGTAAAAATATTGACAACAAGTTAGTTAAAACTGCACACGTTCAACAACGATTCACAGAAGCTGAAGTTCTTGAACTCGGTAAGTGTGCTAATCCTGTCGACGGACCACATTATTTTTTAGAACACTTTTTTTATATTCAGCATCCTGTTAAAGGAAAGCTACGATATGATCCGTTTGATTATCAACGAAGACTGATTGATAGTTACCATCAGCATAGATTTAATGTTAATCTACTACCGCGCCAGACTGGTAAAACAACCACGGCCGCAGGTTATCTACTGTGGTACGCTATGTTTGTACCAGATTCGACCATTTTGATCGCTGCACACAAATACACAGGCGCTCAAGAAATTATGCAACGTATTAGATATGCATATGAGCTATGTCCTAATCATATTCGTTGCGGTGTTACTAGTTACAACAAACAGAGTTTAGAATTTGATAACGGTAGTCGTATAGTTGCACAAACAACTACTGAAACAACTGGTCGTGGTATGAGCTTGTCATTACTGTATGCAGACGAGTTCGCATTCGTTCCGCCTAACGTAGCACAGGAGTTCTGGACTTCTATTTCTCCTACGCTAGCAACGGGCGGTAAGGCAATTATTACATCTACTCCTAATAGCGACGAGGACCAATTTGCACTAATCTGGAAAGAAGCTAACAAAAAATTTGATGAATTCGGCAATGCAACCAACGTAGGACGAAATGGTTTCTTTCCTTTCAGAGCGTATTGGAACGAACATCCTGACAGAAATGATAAGTGGGCCGAAGAAGAAAGAAGTCGTATTGGTGAAGAAAGATTTAGACGTGAGCATGACTGCGAGTTCTTAGTATTTGACGAAACTCTGATCAACAGTATTAAACTTGCCGAACTTGAAGGCAAGGATCCTTTTATGAAAATGGGACAATGCCGTTGGTACAAAAAAATCAACCCTAATCACACTTATATTGTTGCATTAGATCCTAGTCTCGGGACCGGCGGGGACCCGGCGGCGATACAGGTGCTTGAAATACCAACTATGATTCAAATAGCGGAGTGGCAGCATAACTTAACAACTATACAGGCGCAGGCTAGAATTTTAAGAGATATTTGTAACTATATTCAGGAACAATGTGTAAGCAAAGGCGTTCAACCTAGCATATATTATTCTGTAGAAAACAATTCAGTGGGCGAAGCCGCATTGGTAGCAATTAGTGAAATTGGTGAAGAAACAATCCCTGGCCTATTCTTAAGCGAACCTATCAAGAAAGGACATGTTCGTAGGTTTAGAAAAGGTTTTAATACTACTCATGCCAGTAAAATTTCTGCGTGTGCTAAGTTAAAACATCTAATAGAAAGCAATAGATTAGTGCTACACTCAAAACCGTTAATTTCCGAACTTAAAACTTTTATCGCTAAAGGTATAAGTTTTGAAGGAAAAGTAGGTAGCACAGACGATCTTGTAAGTAGTATGTTGTTGGCTATTAGAATGACTGTGATGTTACAAGATTGGGATCCGGCAATTTACGATAAATTGCGGGAAGAGCGAGAAGATGAGTTCGTTATGCCCATGCCAATCTATGTAAGCAACTTTTAATAAATAATACATTATGAAAGCTATTCAAATAATCTCTCAAGATCTTTTTGACAAAGTACGCAGCCGATTTCAAAATTTAGAAATGGGTGACGAAACTGGGGCCATTACGATCGATCCTAAAGAAGCTCGTTTTTTTGATTTTGACTTTATACACGAAGGTGTAAACTTAGGTCGTGTTAGTATTAGTCTAGGTGATCTAGGCAGTTTAAAAGTTTACTATAGTCAAGGCATTACAGAAAATCAAGACGACATTGCTAAAAAAATGTGGTATAGTTTTTTAAAAGAAATGAGATTATTTGCTATGCGTCGATTATTACGTTTTGATACTAGAGATATCGCTAAAACTAATTTAGATAAAAATGATTTCCAGCAACTTGCGGCGACACAAGGCCCGAAGGAAGAAACTATGAATATGAACGAATCCAGATGGAATAATAAAAGCACGAAGAAAACCAGTCGTGCAGTTAAAGGTACTACCGAAGTTATTGTTAGACATACAGAATCCATGGACGAAATGGCTCCTGGTCTAAGAAGTCATCCTAAAAAAATTAAGGCAATTTTTATTCAAAACAAAGACGGAGAAAGATTCAAATATCCTTTCATTCATCCGGCTGGTGCGTTTGCAATGGCACAGCACGTTGACCACGGTGGTATTCCCCATGATCCTGCCGGCAAAGCAATTATGCGTATGAGTGAACAGATTGCACAGCTTCAAGAATTTCAAAAACAAGTCAAAACAGCTACCCTACATGATGATGCTTTAGGAATCACTGAAAGGGCCGTAGGCCGATTACACGAACTAAAAGCACAACTTGAAGCACTATCAAAGCGTCATCATTACGAATCATGGATTGCAGAATTTAACGAAAGTGATAGTCTAGTGTCAGAACTTGATGCTGCTACTATGGAACAATACAAGGCAAAATTTACACAATCATCTTTTAACGAAAATCTTGCAAATTTATTTCCACTGATACATAGTATCATGCAAGAAACAAATACAATTAACCTTGAAGATTATGTTGATACAGATCTTAAAGAAGGCGTGGCAGACATTACATTAAATGGAAAACCAGTTAATCTTAGAAGTCTTGAAATCGACGGAGTTGATAGAAGAGATCATCCAGATTATTCCGATGCGTATTTTTCTTACGGAGAATACGCCGACGGAACACAGTTAACAGATGATGAATTAGAAAGACTTACCGACGAAAGAGGCGATATAGTTAATCAAATGGCCAACGATTCGATGTATGAATCGGGTGATTCAATGGAACAATTTGAAGCATGGGCTGAAGCTGTAGAAAGTGGCGATTTAACTCAAGATCAGAAAGATTCATTAAAGGCAGAACTAGGCAATTTAACAACTCCTTTAGATTTAGATAATGCATATCAATTTTTTAATCAATTTGGAATTGAAAGTGATAGCTTAGAACAAAAGTTTGATGCTGCTAAAGAATTTCCAGACATGGATCCTTTAGAAGTATTCAAAGCATGGGCAAAAGAAGAAGGCAAGGAAGATCTTTTAAACTATATTGGTTTAAATACACCTGCTCCCCAGCCAGAAGCGCCTGCACCTCAACCTCCGGCACCGGAGCAACCCGTAGCCGAAGGCAAAGACCACGGAGCAGTCATTCAAGAAGTAGCGAAGATTGTTAAAAGTTTTTATAACAAAGATAATCCTAATGTGGGTCCATTTAGAGGTGAAGAAGGAATTGCTATTGATGTTGAAAAGCGTATTAGCGAAAAGTTTGGTGAAGAAATGGGACAACAGGCTAGAGCATTGGCAGAAAAATATATGGCAAAACTAACACAAGAATGGAACGAACGTCATGGGGGAACAGATATGCCAGTAAATCAAGATGACGGTTTAGCAAGACTAAAAGAATTATTAGGCAATGTTAAGGCAAAAGTTGAAAATATCGATGGACCTAAAAAGAGTGAGATTCCTGCCTATATGCGTAAGGAAAAAGGTGGCGATTGGAAAACTTCTGCTCAAGATTTAGAAAAAGAAAAAGAACGCAACATTAGTGGACCAGAGGGTCTTAAGGCATTAAAAGCAAAACTAGGTCAATCAGAAGATCATAACGATACCTTTGATGCAAAATCTCATGCATACAAGACCACAATGAAACACGCCGACAATCCAACAGTACAACAACGTATGGCAGCACACGACATTAAACCCGGTATTGCTGGATATAAAGACCGCATTGACATGCTAAAAGATTTGGAAAGAACCGGTAAATTAAAGAAAGAAGATGTCTCGGCATTTGAAGATATTATGAAATTAGCCGGATTGGCAAAATAAACCATCTTTTGCAGCCCTTTGAGGTTGCAATACTAAATAAAACTGTGCATACTAAACACATGCACAGTTTTTCTTTTTAGTCAGTGGGCTAGAAAGAAGTGGCATACAAAGGCATAACATTAAGGAGAAAATTATGGCAACTTTGGCTGAAATTCGCGCTAAACTTCAACAGAGCGCACAACAAGCTGGCGGATCATCCGGCGGCGACAACGCAATCTTTCCACACTGGAACATCCAAGAAGGTTCAACTGTAACAGTTCGTTTCCTACCGGATGGCGATCCTAATAACACTTTTTTCTGGATTGAACGTGCAATGATCAATTTGCCGTTTGCCGGCGTTAAGGGTGAAACTAACTCTAAGCCTGTGACTGTGCAAGTCCCATGTATGGAAATGTGGGGCGAATCTTGCCCAATCCTTACAGAAGTTCGTCCTTGGTTCAAAGACAAGAGCCTTGAGGACATGGGTCGTAAGTACTGGAAGAAGAAGAGCTATCTGTTCCAAGGATTTGTTGTCGACAGCAAATTTAAGGAAGATCGCACTCCGGAGAATCCAATTCGTCGATTCATCATTGGCAGTCAAATCTTCAACATTGTCAAGAACGCATTGATGGACAGTGAGATTGAAGAACTACCAACAGACTTTGTTCGTGGTCTTGATTTCAAGATTGCCAAGACTAGCAAAGGTGGTTACGCTGACTACAACACTTCTACTTGGGCTCGTCGTGAACGTGCTCTAAGCGAAGAAGAAAATGCAGCCATTAAACAGCATGGCCTGTTTAATCTTAAGGACTTCTTGCCCAAGAAGCCAGGCGAAGTCGAACTCAAGGTTATCAAAGAAATGTTTGAAGCGTCTGTTGACGGTGAAGCATTTGACATGGATCGTTGGGGTCAATACTTCAAGCCTAAGGGCTACGGTGGTCGAGATGGCGGTGACGGCGAAGGTACAAGTGCTCCTGCGCCTAAGGCAGCACCGGCTGTAGTCAAGCCGCAGGTTACTGAAGATGACGAAACTCCTCCTTGGGAAGATACTTCTGCTAAAGCAGAAGCTAAACCCACAGGCAGTGAAGCATCTAATCGTGCCGCAGACATCATTGCGATGATTCGTAATCGTCAAAAATCTGAATAATAGGAGATAGACTATGGGAAAGGCCTTCGATATTTCGAAGTTCCGTAAGTCTATCACTAAAAGTATTGATGGCTTAGGAATTGGTTTCAATGATCCAACTGATTGGATCTCTACAGGCAACTATGCACTAAACTATCTTATCTCAGGGGACTTCTTTAAGGGAGTACCCCTTGGTAAGGTAACTGTGTTTGCCGGTGAATCCGGTGCAGGTAAATCTTACATCTGTTCCGGTAATATTATTCGTCATGCACAAGAACAAGGCATTTATGTTATCCTTGTTGACAGCGAAAACGCACTTGATCAAGCATGGCTAGAAGCATTGGGTGTTGATACCAGCGACAACAAGTTGCTCAAACTCAACATGGCAATGATTGATGATGTAGCAAAAACTATCAGCGAGTTCATGAAAGAATACAAAACTATGCCCGAGGACGAGCGTCCTAAGGTCTTGTTTGTTATTGACTCGCTCGGTATGTTGTTGACCCCGACTGATCTAAATCAGTTTGAAGCAGGCGATTTGAAGGGCGATATGGGTCGTAAGCCTAAGGCATTGACTGCTCTTGTTCGAAACTGTGTAAATATGTTCGGTTCTTATAACGTTGGTTTAGTTGCTACAAATCATACGTATGCGAGCCAAGACATGTTTGATCCGGACGACAAGATCAGTGGAGGCCAAGGATTTATCTATGCATCTAGTATTGTTGTTGCTATGAAAAAACTCAAACTCAAAGAGGATGAGGATGGCAATAAGGTCAGTGATGTTCTAGGTATTCGTTCGGCCTGTAAGATTATGAAAACACGCTATGCAAAACCTTTTGAAAGTGTGCAGGTAAAGATTCCTTACTCAACAGGTATGGCTCCTACCTCCGGATTAGTTGACATGTTTGAGAAAATGGGTGTATTATCTAAGGTAGGTAATAAGCTAGCCTATACAAGCAAACAAACAGGCGAAATTGTTGCAGAGTTCCGTAAGAACTGGACCGAGGACAAACTCATGCAAATTATGCTCGAGTGGGACGAAAGTTCTGTTCAATCAAATGCTGCACCAGTTGTTGAATCCGAGGAAACATAATGGACGAACAATTAATTTTTGAAATTTGGGACACATTTAGAGATCATATTCCAGAAAAGGGTCGAGGTATTGCCGCAGAGCAGTTCGTTGATTTTTTATCTAACAACGATGTAGATCTAGAAACTCTAGAAGGATTGTTGGGCTATGATCCTCATCTTGACGACGCAGTACAATCCGTCCTTGACGAAAATCAAGAAGAAGAGGAAGAAGATAGCGAATATGATGACTGGGGTGAGGAAGAAGAGGATTACTAATGGCATGGTATTCTAAAGTCAGTAAAGACATTGCTCATTTACCAGACTGCATAGAATACTTTTACAAAGAGTTAGACCAAGCCCGAGCCGAAGCTAAAATCTACGGCAACGTAGAAAAAGCTTCGGCTTCTTTACCTGGTATTGTCGAACACAGGTTTAATCAACTTCAAGAAATTGAAGCAATATTAGAATATCTAAATATTGAGCTTCGTAGAACTCGTAGTAAAGCATTCAAAAAGTATCTGGAAAACTATCAACGTGCTCTGTCTAGTCGAGATGTTGAAAAATATGTCGAGGGCGAAGCCGATGTAGTCGACATGGAAAAAATTATCAACGAATTTGCCATGCTACGCAATCAATGGCTAGGTATCATCAAAGCATTGGATATCAAGCAATGGCAATTGAGCAATATTATCAAACTTCGTACAGCAGGTCTTGAAGATATTACTCTTTGATATTTTCAATCTTGCTTTTTTTCAATTTTTCGTGTAAAATATTGTTATGTTTATCGAAGACCTAATTATTCTGCTAGCAACAAGGGCTAAAATGAACCCTTTCGACACAAATTTGGTCAATAGTTTTCAAGATCAAATTTATAATGGTCGGGGCTTCACTGAAAAACAAGCACAACTGGCAATAAAAATTTGTTTGCGTCATGTCGAGAAGGCAAATCAGATTTTAGGACAAGATATTAGGTCATCTATTGAAAATCCTGTTTTTAAACTAGCCAGAAGAACAATTTCTTCGGACAAAAAAATCTCAGTAGTCAAGCACGATACCTTTGTAAAGGCTCTAAAAGCAGAATTTCCCTACAATGACGAAATTGTTAACAAAATTCGTCAGCATCGATCGAAACTAAATTTTGCTCAGTGGGACAAAGACGAAAAATCATGGTTTTTTTCATTAGATGAAAAAAGCATTGATTTTTTATCAGAATTTATTGACAAGTTTGAGTTTACTATTGATGATGAGCTTCGAGAATATCTATTCCAGATAAAAAATATCAAAGATAATTTTGAAAAATACATTCCAATTGTAAAATTTGAAAAAGAATCGATATTTTTTGATAATGTTCCAGAAAATGTGCCTCAACCGCAAACTTCTGATATACTTGAATCTTTATTTTTAGCCAGGACAGCTGGAATTCAAGTCTGGGACGAAACGATAAACCAATTGTTAGCAACAAAAGATATTGCTCCCGCTGTTAAAAAATTTCTTGACAGTCAGCCGGGAGATATTTTTGAACATGTACTGGAAAATTCTTCAATTTATGAAATTAAGGATATTGTAAAATATCTAACACCTTCTCTTTTTGTTATCCCAGGTGGTACAGAATTAGAAAAATTAGAGACAGCCATGGATCTACTAAAAAATTGTGGTATCTCTAACCAAGAGATCAGTGTTCTCTTTAGGTTGCCGAACGAAACCGGTGAAAATTTCAATAAATTTGTGAAAAATAATCAATTGAACAATCCAATTAGTGAAAATACTAAGGTAGTGTTTATCAGTAGTAAGGTCCCTAAGACAATTTTGGAACCAGAAATGAAATTTAACTCAGTAATTAATTTTAGCTTTTATTCTGTGCATCATACTATTAGAGATTTTATAAAAAATCACCATAATGTAGTACAAATTACAGAAAAAAAGCAACAAAGGAGTTTTAACTTTGCCATCATGTAAAGTTATTATTAAAGATGAAGTGAACGTTAAGATAGAAAATCTCGATCTTGACACACGAAAGGCTCTTGTTCGTAAATTTAAGTACGAAGACCCCACTGCGAGGTATCGTCCCGCCTATAAATTAGGTCGTTGGGATGGCACTGTCTCCTTTTTTGGCCTCGGCGGAACTACCTATCTTTCAATGCTGCCACAGGTATTAGAATATCTTGAGGAAAAAAATTATTACATTGAATTAGAAGATCTAAGAAATTCTACAGAACTTAAATTTGATGAAATTTCTGAAGATTTTTGGGGTGAAAAATGCTGGCCTACAGGCCATCGATTTGCAGGACAGCCAATTCGTCTGCGAGATGATCAAGTCGAAGTTATCAATAAATTTTTATCTAATCCTCAATGCATTCAAGAAATTGCCACAGGATTCGGTAAGACAATTACAACTGCAACCTTGGCAAAAATCTGTGAAAAATATGGAAGAACAGTCACTATTGTACCGAATAAAAGCCTTGTCGAACAAACAGAAGAAGATTTTATTAACTGCGGCCTTGACGTCGGAGTTTATTACGGAGACAGAAAAGATATTGGCAAGACACATACTATCTGCACTTGGCAAAGTCTAAACATTTTAGACAAAAAATCACACGACGATGACGATCTTTTAAGTCTTGCTGAATTTTTAGAAGGTGTTCAGTGTGTCATGGTTGACGAAGTTCATATGGCCAAGGCAGAAGTTCTCAAAAAATTACTAACACAGAATTTGTCTAATGCCTGCATTCGATGGGGGCTGACAGGAACTGTACCTAAAGAAGATTTTGAGTTTCAAAGTCTGCGTGCGAGCCTGGGCGAAGTTGTTCACAGGGTGGCTGCACACGAATTACAAGAAAAAGGTGTGCTAGCACAATGTCATGTAAACATTGTTCAAACAGCTGAGTGGAAAGAATTCAGCGGTTATGCAGAGGAACTAAAATATCTAGTCACTAATGACGAAAGAATGACATGGATTTCTAGCTTAATCAATGAAATCTCTGCATCCGGAAATACATTAGTATTAGTAGACAGAATTGAGAGTGGCGAGTTTCTGACCGAAAAACTCGCTGACAGTGTTTTCATATCCGGTCGAGTAAAAACTAAAGACAGAAAAGAAGAATACAATGAAGTGGCAACTGCTGATAACAAGATTATTGTGGCGACTTACGGTGTGGCCGCTGTGGGTATTAATATTCCTCGGATTTTTAATCTGGTTCTTCTGGAGCCCGGAAAGAGCTTTGTCCGGGTTATACAGAGTATTGGACGAGGCATTAGAAAAGCAGAGGATAAAGACTTCGTACAGATCTGGGACCTTACCGCATCGACCAAGTATGCCAAGCGGCACCTCACCCAACGGAAAAAGTTTTATAAGGAAGCGAAATATCCTTTTGAGATTCAGAAAGCGAAATACCAATAATGCAGATACTTACTATTGAAAATAAAACATTTTATCTAAACGAACTACCAGAAGAAATAGATGATGATTTAAGATTTTCAGTATTAGACAATAGTGATAGTTCTAATCCTGATTACTTCTTTATTCCTTTAATCTTCTTAGAAAGTTTTACAGGACCTGCCGCTGTATTACAAATAGGCTCGCATCAACTTACTATGCCTCTAGACTGGTGTACAATTGTAGGCGATCCCGAAGGTCCAGATATGGAAATTATTCCGTTAACTAGTCTCAACGATCGAGGTTTTAAAACATTTTGTTTTAATCCTCTAAGTAGTTTTAGACCAGAATTTTTAGATATTGATATTATCGATATCTATCAAGATGTTAAATGGTATTTTCCTAAAATGCGATCTGGCCAATTACTCTGCACACCATTGCAACCAGGCGAAAAACCTTTATGTAGTTATTTTGTCAAAGAAGTTAGTAGGCAAAGTGAATTGGTAGATTATACAAAGTGCTGGTAAACTATGCCTAATAGCTCAATGATCTTTGAAAGTCCCGATAAAGGACTTACAATATATGCTAGACAAGCAGGCAGTACTGAACGTTTTCGAATATCGTCTAATGGAAATCTTGGTATAGGAACTACACCACCGAGCATGAACATCAACCAGTACAATGAATGGAGCGATATATTAGATACAGCAGAAAAAAATCCAGCAGTTAAGGCAGCATTAGATAGATTGAAAGCTACATATTATTTGAGTAAAGAAAATGGCAGCGAAACTTGACATTAAGAGAGAACTTAGAGCAGTTGATACTCGAGATTATGACTTTTATAGCAATCTCACTGACGAAGAAAAGAAAGCATTTAGTCCATATATTCTAATGCGCTATGTCAGCAATGTTCAAGGTGACCGGGATCTTCAAGAATGGTTTTTAGAAACAACCAATGAACATGTAAACAAAAATCATTGGACTCTGAGCAAAAATCACAAAGAGTTATTGTGGAAACTATTTGCATCAACAGGTATTGGTACCACTATGTATCATCCTTATCTAGCCGCAGGCAAAAAGGAAAAAGCAAATAAGATTGAAAAATTAATTGCCGAACTTTATCCTGCAATGAAGCTTGAAGATGTTAAACTATTAGCATCCTTGATGACAGACGAAGATAAGAAAAAACTGTTTGACGATATGGGATTTGATAAAAAACAGCGAAAAGAATACGAATGATTGCTCTACAGAATCAGCCATTTAATTGTGTACATTGTAGTAAAAGTTTTATGAAGGAAAAAACTTTAATTGCTCACATGTGCGAAAGAAAACGGCGTGCTCTCCAAGAAACTGAAAAACGTGTGCAGGCAGGTTTCATGGCATTTAACAGATTCTGGCAACTAACACAAAAAGCTAAAAAGCCTAAAACCTATGATGAATTTGCAGACAGCAGTTATTACAATGCTTTTGTAAAGTTTGGCAGTTTTATTAATAATGTCAATCCGCTGTATCCTGATAAATTTGTAGATTATGTCATTAAAAGTGGTGTTAAGCTCGATCATTGGTGTAGAGATGAACTGTATGAAAAATATCTACACGAAATGCTGAAAGTTGAGCCAGTAGAAAGTGCAGTTCAACGATCATTACAAAATATGATGGAATGGGCAGAAACAAATAATGCAAATTTTGCACATTACTTTGAGTTTGTAAGTCTAAACAGAGCAGTGCATGATATACTTAATGGCAAAATTAGCCCTTGGTTAATATTGAATTGTAATTCCGGCAAAACAATGATTAGCCGCATGAACGACGAACAGTTATCTATGATTGCTCCTGTATTCGATGTTAAGTTCTGGTTAAAAAAATTTAAAGAAAATCCTGCAGATATTATTATGATCTCTGAGATTTTTAAAGAAACAGGTATCAAATGATTTCAGTTGTGGTCGCGGAAAAAACACCCAATGAAATAATAGATATCGTTAAAGCCCTTAAACAACAAGGACTTTTAGTTGGTAAAGATTTTGATTTTGCATATCAACCTTCGGAGTACGATTACATGACCGGATATACAAAAAACAGACAGACAAAATTTACGTTTTATGATAAAAAACTTGCAACTTGGTTTGCATTGAGGTGGGCATCGTGAACAATATATTCAGCAGCAGTGTATTCAATGGAATTCAAATAGAGCCAGAACTTTCACCAATGAAAACTGGTAAGGCAAAAGGTTGGCTAGGAGAATATCATTGGGTCAGTCCACCAGTGACAGAAAAAAATAAGTATGATAATGTTACTGAGCAGGCCACAGAATGGTGCCGTGAATATTTTGGAAAAAGCGGAGCTCGTTGGTTTGAAAAAGAAAAGAAATTCTATTTCAAAGATGAAAAAGATATGAGTATGTTTATCTTAAGGTGGTCATGAAGGACCTACCATATAAAGTTGTTACTTCGAAACGAGTAGTCGAATCTGCCAAGGAATGGTGTGAACAACATCTTGGCCAGCGCTGGGAAGCAACAGGGTATAAGCAGGGAAAGTGGTGCGTATTCTGGGCAGGATTCCGCAGTAAGAATCCGGGAACCTACGAATGGTTTTTTGAAAACGACAAAGATGCTGTGATGTTTGCATTAAGGTGGACTTAATGCATAAATGGCAAAAAGATTTATGGGCAGGACTAACAGGAAGTGATCCTAGAGAAATGAAAATTATAATGAACGGTCGACAAATTGGCAAAAGTGTAATGGCGCAGATGTGGAATCAAACGTTTAATGTTAAAGAATATTATAATAAAGTCTCAGAAGCCAAGGTTGACCATGCTACCTGGTATACTGTAAAATGTAGCGGTGGTATATCAAAATGGATCAAAGAACAGCCAGAAAATCTCTGGTTTGAGCATATTGATAAAGATTGGCAAGTCTATCGAAACATATTTGACGTCCATGAAAAGATATATACTATGCTACAGTTAAAATACAGCGATGCTTGAATTTAAAATTAAACAAATTGGTATTGCAGAGGTCTGGTGTTTAAGAAACGTCGGACCTCGTCTCTATTATCTACATAATAATATTGGCGGTCAAGGCTGGCGTATTATGAGGAAAAATTCTGATCTTTTACTGTGTATAGAAGACGACAAAAAAGCCTTAATGGCAATGTTAACACTCGGTGGACAATAATGAATACTAGGAAAGAAGTTAGAGAGTTTTGTTATAAGCACAGCATTAATGTCATTGATACAAATAAACGTGCTCATAGAGTAACTAGAATGAATACAAAATTCTTTCAGTTTGCTGATGATTATAATAAGTTTCTATCAGACACGATAACATATGATACTGAACCATTATACACTGTAGAAATTG